TGAACCTGCTGAAATGGAAGCTCGATTATTGGAGGCTCCCTACAGCTCACTATATGGCTCACACCTATGACTAAACTACGGTATGTATATGACATCGAGACCAATGGTTTTATGCCTACCGTTGATAAAATCTGGATGCTGGTATTAACTAATGTTGATACTAATGAAGTTAAAACTTATGTAAGTAAAACAGGTAACCCTAATGACATTGTTATTCATGATGGTCTGGAAGAACTAGACAGGGCTGATGTATTAATTGGTCATAACATTATTGGTTATGATAATGTAGTACTTAAGCATCTTACTGGGTGGGAACCTAAGCCACATCAAAAGGTAATGGACACTTGGATTCTATCTTTACTTAACCAATACAAACGAGATCACAAACATGGTCTTGAAGGTTGGGGTAGTAAGTTTAGCCTACCTAAGCTACCATTCGATAAGTTTGATGAGTACTCAGATGAAATGCTTACATACTGTATCCGAGACGTAGAACTAAACGTCAAGGTATATAAGCACTTAGTAGAAGAAGCAAATAAAATCATTGCCAAGTTCCCTGCCTATAAGAAAGGTATTGAAGTTGAAATGGAGTTTGCTAAGATCGAATCTGACATCCGTAATAAGGGTTGGGTATTCGATATGGCTGCTGCTCAAACACTATTGAGTGAGATCAACAACAAACTAGACGCTATCGAAATGGTTCTTGAACCTCGTATTGGTATGCGTTGTATTAAGACTGATGGAAAAGATGAATTCAAAGAACCAGCATGGAGAAAAGACGGGTGCTACACAGTTGCCACTGTCAAACACTTTAATCTATCACAAGAGTCAGGAAGAACTACTCGACCTATTGAGGGAGCATACTGCCGAATTAGCTTTGAACAAGGAAAAGTTGGATCAATCGAAGTCGTAAAAGACTGGTTGTACTCTATGGGTTGGGTACCTGATGAATGGAATGTAGAAAAAATCAATGGTAAGTTTGTAAACAAATCACCTAAGATTACTGCATCATCTCTGGAGAAGCTTGGTGCTGATGCTATGCTTGTCAGCGAGTACTACACTATCCGGTCTAGGAAAGGTATTCTAGAAGGCTGGATTGAAGCTGTTAAAGAGTCTCCTGATAACCGACTGCATGGTCGTATGTGGACTATTGGTACCCCAACATTCCGCTGTCGTCATGAGGTAGTAGCTAACATTCCTTCTGTAGACTCTGTATACGGAAAAGAAATGAGAGCATTACTTATCTCAGAGCCTGGAACAAGTATTGTAGGGGCTGACTCTGCTGGTAACCAGATGCGTGGTCTATGCCACTATATTAACAACGATGATTTTACAAATGAGGTAATCAATGGTGACGTACATCAAAAGAATGCTGACATCTTGTCAGGTGTTCATCCTTGTCCGCGTAGGACTGCAAAACCTTGGCTATATGCTTATCTTTTTGGGGCTGGCCCTGGTAAGCTAGGTATTATTCTTACAGGTAAAACAGACGTTAAGATAGGTAAAGAATCAGCATCACTATTTGAAACATCTATTCCAGGATTAAAAGAATTAAAAGATAAGCTATCAAACTTATTCGATAAAACTTCTGGTGCATTCGGTAAAGATAAGGCTTTCATTCGTGGGCTTGATGGTCGTATGGTATTTGTAAGCTCACAGCATCAAGTGCTTAACTACCTACTACAAACAGCTGAAGGTATTACCTGTAAAGCAGCTATCGTTTGGCTGACTAAAGAACTAAACAAACGTAACATCCCTTACTACTATACTCTGCACTACCATGATGAGCTAGTTGTTGTCTGTAAAGACGAACATGCAGAAGAAATTAAACAGCTATCTATCCAAGCATTCATTGAAGCCCCTAAAGACTTCGGTGTTATGTGTATGGGTGGTGACGCTCATATTGGGAAGACATATGCGGAAGTACACTAAATGAATGATGATGAATTCGAAGTAGCAATTATCGATGCAGACTCTATTCTGTATCAGATTGCTCATTACCAACCCTCACCTGCATTATGTAGGAAAGCTTTAGATGATAAGCTATCTGAGATTATGTCTAACACAAGTGCCTTAAGTGGTGCTGTGTTTATTAAAGGTAAAGATAATTTTAGGTATGCTGTAGCTTCTGACTATAAAGGTAATCGTAAAGATACTCTTGAACCAGAGGTTAAAGATCGACTTGAAATGCTATACAAGTATGCTGCAGAGTTCTGTATCGAGTCAGACAATGCAGAGGCTGATGACTATTGCGGTGTAGCTTTCAAGCTGGCACAACAAGAAAACAAGTCAGCTATTGTATGCCATATCGACAAAGACTTAGATGCCCTCTCAGGATGGCACTATAACTTTCGTAAGCAAGAGTTCTACTATGTAGACCCACCTAAAGGTTACTGGTTCCTGATGAAACAGATCTTAATGGGTGACTCTACAGACAACATTCAAGGTATCAAAGGTCTTGGCCCTAAAACAGCTGAGAAAATACTTAGTGATGTACCAAGTAACCTTTTGTTTCGTACGGTTATTGACACCTACAAGCTAAAAACAGGTGATAATTGGGAGGCTGAGTTCACTAAGGCAGCCAACCTCATCTACATCCGTGAGTCTGGTGAGGACTTTCGACCACTAACCTATCAAGAACTACAAGAGAAGCTATCATGGAAACCGACTATGGACATTGGATTGCCCTCAGTGAACGACCAAGCAACGCCTTTGGATTTATCTACGCAGTCTTTGGGCCTACAGGCCGACAATACATTGGAAGAAAGCAACTAATAAGTGTATCAAGAAAAACAATTCCCGGACTTAAGCGAAGAAGGATTACTCGAACAGAAAGTTCTTGGCGATCATATACGTCCTCCTGCAGAGAACTCCTTGATGATATTGAGTTGTACGGATCTGGAACATTTACTTTCGTTATATACAAATGGTGTATTGGTGCAGGAGATCTTACATATAGCGAGGTGCAAGAGCAATGGGCAAGTGAGGTCTTATCTAGAGATGAGACACCTTTCGGGGAGCGTATTTGGTATAACGGGAACATCGGAGCCGTTAAATTTCTAAAGCCTAAAACATGAGTAAGAAACCACGACAAGAAAAACAATATGATGAAGAACTATCTTTAAAGGATGACTTCAAAAATAAGTTTAAACAAAAGAAACAAACCCAAGAACAAGCCCATGAACGTAGACAACGTATCAGGGAACTAAAAGAGAATCGTGACTGGAATTAATTATGTCAAGATGGATACATGCAGCATGCCCTAAGTGTGAGTCTTCTGATGCATTCAGCTATAAAGAAGATGATAACTTTGGTTTCTGTTTTAGCTGCCAGAAGTCAGCACCCGTAGACCCTAACTTTAAACCTACTGAATACCATTATCACAAAGAGAATTACGATATGCATAAACTAGAGGACATCTTATCATATGACACCCGAGGATTTCAAGAACGAGGTATTACTAAGTCTGTTGCTGCTCACTATGGAGTTAAAGTATCGTATGCAGAAGACGGTACTATCAGTAGTCACTTCTACCCTTATACTAAGTCAGGTCAACTCGTTGCCTACAAAGAACGTAAGCTGCCAAAGTCTTTCATCATTCATGGAGACTTCAAAGGCGTACAACTCTTTGGACAAAACGTATCATCTTCGGGAAAGCGAATTGTTATTACTGAAGGTGAACTTGATGCTCTGGCAATTGCTCAGGCACAATACGATAAGTATCAACGATTTTATCCAGCGGTGGCGATCCCATCTGCTAGCGCTACGGCTATCATCTTGGAACAGCGCGAGTGGTTACGCTCTTTCGATGAAGTAATCTTAGCCTTTGATATGGATGAGCCTGGTAAAAGGGCTTCTGAAATTGCTGCTAAAATTATCGGCTATGATAAAGTCAGGGTATGTACACTGCCTGAAAAAGATCCATGTGACGTACTAATTAAACAAGGTTCAGCTGCTCTGATGAGCTGTATCTTTGATGCACGTACCTTTAGTCCTGCTGGTGTAGTTAAAGGTGAAGAAGTCTGGACACAGTTCCAACGTAAACAAACTACTGTATCACTAGCCTATCCTGAATGTCTCAAGTCTCTTAATGAGAAATTATATGGTATGCGCCTTGGTGAGATCGTACTGTTCACTTCGGGTACTGGTTCTGGTAAGTCAACTGTCATCAAAGAAATCGTAATGGAAATCTTAGATAAGACTACTGACATGGTAGGTATGGTATCCCTAGAGGAATCTATTGGCGACTCTGCTCAAAAGTTTATCAGTATGCAGTTACGAAAAAACTTAAACACTGAGGTTGTTCCTGAAGAAGAACAATATGCGGCATTCAAAGCTGTATTCGGTGATGAACGCTTAGTACTACTAGACCATCAAGGTTCTGTAGGTGATGAGTCTCTAGTAGACAAGCTAGAACATCTAGCTCTTATGGGTTGTAAGTATATCATCTTAGACCACATCACTATTGCTGTATCTGAAGGTGCTAAAGGTAAGACAGGTAATGAAGCAGTTGACTCTGTTATGTCTGACTTACTTAAGGTATGTAAGAAGCATAATGTCTGGCTAGGTGTTGTCTCTCACCTACGTAAAGGTGAAAAGCCTTTTGAAGAAGGTCACTTACCTTCTATCGATGACATTAAAGGTTCAGGCTCTATCAAGCAGATTAGCTTTGATATCATTGCCTTTGCTCGCAACATGATTGCTCCAACTGAACAAGCAAGGAACACTATTAAACTACGAGTACTTAAATCACGGTTTACTGGTTTGACTGGTGACTGTGGTAGTACTAAATACGATACGGCTACAGGCCGATTAACTAATACTAACTTTGTTGACTTTGAATAAATGAATCCATTACAATATCTATCTGAACGTGTATCAAAGGTCGTTCCTAACTCAGATAAGATCTACAATGAAGGTGCTCGACTTTTAGCACATCATCCTACATGGGAATATGATCTTGAAAGATTTATCAATGAATCCTGGGACACCCTATTACGCTACTGTATCCGTAACAAGAATGCAACACATAGCGCATCTGTTAAGCTTACATTTGCTTCCGACCTTATCGGAAAAAGAATTGCAAGAGCTATTGGTATTGATGAAACCAATATTAAGTCAACTCTCAGCCTTGGAGACCTTCTACTTGAAACATTCCTCCAAGACGGATTGATTGATATCTTCCGTGAATACAACGGACATAAAGCTCCTTACCTAGTCTCTATCGTTAACATGGATGATGCTATTAAGCCAACACTTATTGGTACATCCTTCGAACCGCTACTACCTATTGCTGGTTTGTATAGTCAATTAACTAAAGAACCTTTTATTAAGGGCTGGACTAACAGTAAGCTGTTTCATAACTACCTAGATAAACCATTTATTAAGGCACTAGAAACATTACGCCAACAACCTTGGCAGTTGAATCACCCTGTATTAGCTGCTATGAAGGAAGCTAAACCCAAGAGCATCATGGAGCTTGTTGATGAACATGGAGAGATTCAACTATACAATATTCATCATGAGAATATTCACTTACCAAAGAAGCTTAACCACTTAGATGGCACTAAGTTTCTGGGTAAGAAAGACCCTAAGCTACAACGTATATTGAGCAAATACTTCGAGTACAATCAAGTACTAAAGAAAGCTGACATGGTTGGTAGTAAAACATTCTATCAGGAAGTATCCTGTGACTATCGTGGTCGAGTATATTATGTAGAATCCTTCTTAGAGTTTCAAGGTTCAGACTTAGCTCGTTCTTTATTTTTGTTTGCTAATAAAAAGAAGGTTGATGAGCGAGGCTATTACTGGCTGTCAGTTCATACTGCTGCTTGCTATAACAAGTCATATACCATTGAAGAGCTTAAAGATCTTACATGGTTAACAACAGACTATATCAGCTATCTTACTAATGAAGGTTTAGATACTATCTCTGTTGATAAAATGACTCTTGATGATCGTGCTCTATGGGTTAAGCATAACCTAGAGTTTATTATTAAGTCTGCTCGTACTAAATACATTCATCAAGATGCTGAAAAGCCTTATAGCTTTCTGGCTTGTTGTGTTGAGATTGCATCCTACCATAAATGCAAGATCATGAAACAAGACTACATGAGTGGGTTCCCTATTCCTATTGATGGTTCTAATAACGGCTGGCAACATCTGGCTGCTATGAGTAAAGATAAACAAGCAGGTGAACTAGTATCTCTTGTACCTACCCCTATCCAGAAAGACTTTTATGTAGCTGTAGCCAAAGAACTTATCTCTGTTATGCCTGAATGGTTTGCCGAGAAACAAATGCCTATGAAACATATTCGTAAAGGCATTGCTAAACGAGGCTCAATGACTCGTGCATACTCAGCTGGTAAACAACGTATTGCCAAGAACATGTATGATGATTGCCACGTAGAAGGTTTCACTGTTAAATACGGTATCACTGAAGACCAGTGTACTGAGCTTGCAGGTAACTTAATCAAGGCTATTAACACTGTATGTGCTGGCCCACTTAAGACAACCAAATACCTACAAAAGATTGCTGAACATGAATTGAATTCAGGTCGTAATAGTTTAGCTTGGCATACACCATCTGGTTTTCCTGTAGTATATAAAGCTTATCTCCAACATGAACGTAAACAACGAGGCACTATCAAAGGTATTCAAGGAAATAAAGATGGTCGTGTTATGCATGTCATCCGTGTTGATGTCCTCAATAAAGAAACTGGTGAACGTGTACCATGTCGGCGTAGCTTTGCGTCTGGTATCAGCCCTAATGTTGTTCACTCCTATGATGCTTCCCATATGGCTAACACAATTATTTCTTTTAATGGTTCGTTCGGTGCTGTGCATGACTCCTTTAGTTCACACGCTTCAGAGGTAGATTTTCTACAAGAAGTAACTAAGATGACCTTCATGGCTCAGTATGATGTAGAAAACTTCTTTGATATCCTACAAGATACTCTTATGGATAATAAAGAATCATTCACTTTCAAACAACCAGAGCTTGGTAATCTAGACTTATCCGAGATTACTAATTCAAAGTATTTCTTTTGCTGATTAGCGAGAGAAGTCGGTACCTAATACCGTAACAATTAAAACAACAAGGATAATTATGAAGATTAATATTGACTACTACCGCGATAGTTTACTAACAGACTATGCGGCTGATATGATCATGGATTTTTATGCACAAGAAGGAGATAAGTCTCCTCAAGATGTGTATGCTCGTGCTGCATGGGCTTGGAGTATGTTCAAGGGTAAGCGTGATGAAGACCTAGCACAACGACTGTATGACTATGTGTCTAAGAAGTGGTTTATGTTTGCATCACCTGTACTATCTAATGCACCATCAGAAGGTAAGAAAGCTAAAGGGCTACCTATCAGCTGCTTCCTTGCATATGTGCCTGATACAGTGCAAGGGTTGATTGATCATAGCTCTGAGCTACGCTGGTTATCAGTTATGGGTGGTGGTGTTGGTGGTCACTGGTCAGATGTACGTTCAGTCTCTGATGTGGCTCCTGGCCCTATCCCCTTCTTACATACTGTAGATGCTGATATGACTGCGTATCGTCAAGGTAAGACTCGTAAAGGTTCTTACGCTGCGTACTTAGATATTACTCACCCAGATGTATTAGAGTTTATTGGTCTTCGAGTTCCTACAGGTGACACCAATCGTAAAGCTTTTAACATCCATAACGCTGTCAATATTACTGATGCATTTATGGAAGCAGTAAAGGGAGGTTCAATGTATGAGTTAATTGACCCTAAAGTTGGTAAGACAAACGAATACCTAGATGCACGTACTGTATGGGCCAAGCTACTTGAGACTCGTTTCCGTACTGGTGAGCCTTACCTAAACTTTATTGATACAGTTAATGATGCCTTACCTCAAGAGCTTAAGGATAAAGGACTAACCGTTAATGGTTCTAATCTTTGTAATGAAATTCACTTACCTACTAATGCTGAACGTACTGCTGTATGCTGCTTATCATCCGTTAACCTAGAGTACTATGACTCATGGAAAGATACTGATATGGTCAGAGATATTGTTCGTATGTTGGATAATGTTCTTGAATACTTTATTGAGAATGCACCTGATGTATTAAGTCGTGCTAAATATTCTGCTATGCAGGAACGATCTATTGGTCTTGGTGCTATGGGTTTCCATGAATACTTACAGCTTAATAACATTCCATTTGAGTCTGACACTGCTCGTGCTGAGAATATTTCTTTGTTTAAAAATATTAAGAAGCAAGCACTAATTGAAACAGAATGGATGGCATCTTACCGAGGTGAAGCTCCTGATATGATTGGTAGTGGTAAACGTAACTCTCATCTAATGGCTGTTGCCCCTAATGCTTCTTCAGGTATCTTACTGAGTACATCACCTAGTATTGAGCCTAATAAAGCTAATGCCTATACCCACCGTACTCGTGCTGGTTCATTCCTTGTTAAGAATAAATATCTTAAAGTATTATTAGCAACCTTAGCTCAAGACACAGATAGTGTATGGCAATCTATTATTACTAACAGAGGTTCAGTTCAACATCTAAGCTTTTTAAGTGGACAACAAAAGCAAGTATTTAAAACATCATTTGAGTTAGACCAATCATGGATTGTTACCCATGCTGCTGACCGACAACATTATATCTGTCAGGGTCAATCTGTTAACTTATTCTTTCCTGCTGACTCTGATCGTTCTTATGTTAATCAAGTTCATTATCAGGCATGGTCTAAAGGTCTTAAAGGTTTATACTACCTTCGCACAGAAGCTAAACAACGTGCAGAAGATGTATCAAAGAAAGTAAAAGAAAATAAATTGGAAGAGATTAAGGAAACAATCATTTATGGAAAACCCAACTGCCCTCAATGTGCCATGTCTAAATCCCTCCTTGACTCAAGGGGAATTGAATATGCATATATTGACATCACTACTACAGATAAAACAGCAGCTGAAATTACTGGAAGACCTGATGTTCGAAGTCTACCCCAAGTGTATCTTAATGGAGAATACATTGGTGGATTTAACGAACTCTATAATCGCTTACGAAGTGACGACACCAGTACAGTAACAGAAGATAACGAATGTAAGGCTTGCGAAGGTTAATATGTCATCATTACTAAATTTTTCTAAAACATATAAGCCATTCAATCATGAATGGGCAGTTGAGATTACTAAGAAACACGAAGAGATTCATTGGACTGAAGATGAGGCTGACTTATCTGAAGACATTAATGATTGGAAGATCAAACTATCTGCCGATGAAAAAGACTTTGTCACTAACATCCTACGACTATTTACTCAGGGTGATGTTCAAGTAGGTCAGAACTACTATGACTACTTGATTCCTAAGTTTAAGAACAATGAAGTACGAGTAATGCTTGGTTCATTTGCTACCCGAGAAGGTACTCACCAACGAGCATATGCTTTACTTAACGACACACTAGGTCTACCTGATGAAGAGTTCCATAAGTTCTTGGAGTACTCAGAGATGTCAGATAAGATTGAGTTTATGTCTGCATCAGACAACTCTACACACTCAGGTCTGGCATTAGCATTAGCTAAGTCAGTGCTTAATGAAGGTGTATCCTTGTTTGCATCCTTTGTTATGCTGCTTAACCTACAAAGGTTTGGTAAGATGAAGGGGATGGGTACTGTAGTTGAATGGTCTATCCGTGATGAAACAGTTCACGTAGAGGGTAACTCACGACTGTTCCGAGAGTTCTGTCAAGAGCACCCTAAGATTGTTAACGATGAATTCAAAGCTAAGATCTACCAAATGGCCCGTGAGGTTGTTGAGCTTGAAGATCGATTCATTGATCTGGCTTTTCAAAATTATAATATCCAAGGTATTACAGCCGAAGAAGTTAAACAGTATATCCGATACATTACTGACAGACGTCTGCTACAGCTAGGTCTCAAGACTAACTTTAAAGTAAAAGAAAACCCTCTGTCTTGGTTAGACTGGATTCTTAATGGCGTGTCTCATGATAACTTCTTTGAGAAACGTGTTACTGAGTACTCTGTTAATGGTATGCATGGTGACTGGGATTGGC